TGCATTCTAGATATTGCCATAATTTTACCTTAATTCCTATGTTTACTTGGTTTTTGAGAACAAATCAAGAGGAGGCATTATAACTTTTACGTCTTGTGCCATGTCTTCGTTCTTAAAACCTTTACTTTCCCAGTCTTTTTTTTCCTTAAAAAGCTCACCAGTTTTTTTATGTCTATAAGTTGTCTCTACTTTTGCTTGTTTTATTTCCATTAGTCTATTTTCTCCTTTAATATATTAAGATAACTAATACCAAACACTACACCATCAGATACGGTGCCCGCTGTAGTATAAGATAGCGTAGTCCCACCTTCTAAAATTAAAGGTAAAGATAATATTTCAACACTTGTAGCAGCTACTAATGTTTGTGTATTTACTATCTCAAATGCATTGTTTTTAATAGTTACAGTGGGTGTATTAGAACCTGATTTATTTGTAACTCTTAATGATTTAACAATGTAAGTTTCATTAACAGCTGGTGATAACATGTTTACAGTCTCTGCAGCTGTCGTTGTTTTGCCGTAAAATTTATATTGGTTTACTACTGCCATTATTCTAGAAAGAAACTCTTAGCTTCTATCTCCTGTTTTACTTCGTCTTGAAACGTACTATTTAATTTTGTAATTACTGAGTCAAGATCCCTGACCAAAGATTGTATATTTCTTTGACTGTATTCTGGTTCTGCTCTAGTTAATGATTCTACTATCTTTGCCATTATAAAATATTTGCTAATCCCCCATATCTAAAAGAACCCATTTCGGCTGCGGTACCTGAACCACTAAATCCTGGTCCGGCTTGTTCTCTTGTTTGACTTGCCCCTTCACCACCTTTACCAAATTGATCATAAAACTCTCTCCCTTGTGCAACTGCTTGTTGAAAATTTTGATTTTGTGCTTTATCATTCATAGCTGCTGCTTCTGATTGTGCTATTTTTAAATCTCTAGCTCTTTTTTCTTTTTCTGCTCTGTAAAAATTTAATTTTTTTAATTGTAATCCTGTCAAAGCTTTTATTTTATTTTTTTCTTCTAGTTCTTCTGCTGTTTTATCTACGTATGCACCGTAATTTCCAAACATTGATCTTACATTAATACCAAAAGGATCTTTAGCAAGGCCTGAATTGTTTTCTCCAAATACAGTTGGGCCTGTATAATATTTACTTTGATTTATATATTCTCTATCCATTGCTGGTAAAGTATTAAATCTATCTAACTTGCTAGCAATAAAAGAAACTGGTCCAAAACCTCCAAAAGCGGCAATACCTTTTCCAATTAAATCTTTACTTTTATCTAAAGTTTCTTGTACTTTTCCGGCTATTGTTGGATCAAATCTTGTAGGTATATCTTGATTAGCTGCTAAATATTCTCCAGCGTCTACAGGATTTACATCTTGATTTTCATTATAACTTCTCATACCCATAAAAGTTTTATCTCTCATAGATTGATCTAAAGAGTCTACATTAGGTGTAGGTAAACTATTAAAATAACCTTGTTGATTAGCAGCGTTAAAATTATTTATTAATTGATCAGTAGAACCAGTAAAATAATTTTTGTTCCCACTTCCAGTAAAAGCGTTAGTTGCCGGTATACCAAATGTAGTATTAACAGCTTCTGCTTCTGTATTTTTTGGTAAGTTAAGACCTAATCTAAATTGTTCTTGAGGAAGATATTGAAATTGTTTGTAAAGTTCTTGATCTCCAGGATTATAAAAAGCTACCATTATCTTCTACCTCCCGGTGCAATGTCTAGTCTAAATGTACCGAGTTTCCAATCTTCATTAGTTGTAGTATTAGCAACTTTAATAGCAATAGATCTGGCTCTAAGTCGTGTGTCTTTTTTAGTTGTAGTAGAACTTACGTCAAAGTTTGTAGTAGTTGCAGAACTATTAGGATAGTTTCTTGTTACAAAACTAACTCTAGTATTACCTGTCTGTGAAATAAAATCTGGTATAAATCTTTGTATTCTCATAATGAATTCACCATCACCTCTAATATCTGGCATCCCCACAACAGCTCCAGTAGAAGCTCGTTTCTGTGTAATGTCAAAATCACCAGAAGTAATTGTGCCTATAATAGCAGTTGTTACACCACCAGCATTAATCTGATCGGTCCCTGTTTCGTGTTCATAGTATATAGTAATACCATCAGTATTTCCAGTGCAATCGCTAGCTGCATTATCTGTTGAATCATAAAAGGTTGCATGAGGTTTATCAAATACTGCCGAGTCTTTCCAAGCTGTTCGAGGTAAAGTACCTGTCGTCCATATAGGGCGTTTAGCACTAGAGTCTAAGTAATTATAAGTAACCATTCTGTTAACAGAATCCGATGCAGATGTACAATAGAACCAAGTTATTTCACCAAACAAATTATTTAAACCTGCATTAATAAGGTCTCTAGATACAGCATTAATATCATCGTAAACATGATCTTCAACAAGACATGGCATAGATTTTAATTGACCATCGTAAGTAAAAAATCCATTCTCGGACATCCAATAAGCAGAACCATCAACTTCTATACATGCATTCTTACCAAACAATCCACAGTTAGTTCCTACTTGTTCAAATGAGAATGTAAATGGTTGGCCTACAAACTTCATAAGAAATAATGCTGTGTCGGTCCATACATAAATTGCATCTCTACCTTTAATAGCTCCCATAATTTTAGAACCATCTGCAAGTCTTTGTGTGCCTGCAGTATTGTTTGCTTTGACTGTGTAAGAATCTGTTTCATCAATACTTTCTTGAGATGAAAATCTTATAAACATGTCGTCTTGAGTAGCAGTATTACCTACTGTAGTTTCTGTACCAAAAAATACTAAGTGTCTATCCGGTGTAGATACCAATACATGACGTGACGCTGTTGGTGCATTAGCTAATAGTGTTGCTCTAGTAGATGTAGCATTTCCAGCAGAAGCATCCCATTCAAAACATTGACCATTATAAATAAGTGCAATTAATTTTGTTCCATAGTTATCTAATACCCACATTCCAGGATCAATTGTAAAGTCAGCGTTAGACGGGTCACCCCATGCAACATAATCTGATATGTTTAAAACACTTGCTCCACCACTATGTGTTGCTTTTGTTGTTCCGTTAACTCCTCTTGCTCCTCCGCTTAAAGTATTTGTAGAGGTATTGTTACTTGTAAAACTTATATCTTCTGTACCAATTCTAATTTCTCCTGATGATGGAAAAGCTGCAGTGTTTGCTAACACAATATCTGTTGTTACTAAATCTGTTATAGCAGTTGACAATGTAGTTGTAGCTGCTCCTAAAGCTGTTCCACCGTATAGACCTGTACCCCAACCAAAACCTCCGAGTTGTTGTGCTGGTCCTACGTGGTAGTAACATAAAACAGACGTAGATCCTGTTGCGCTCATTGGCGTGCCAGTTTCTGTAGACCCCATTGTAATAGTAAAAGTTGTAGTTGTAGGTATGGCAGTTACCATAAATTTTTTATCTTCAAAATCCGTAGCATCAAAACTTGATGATGCAGGAATAGTTACACTGTCTAACATTACAATATCTTTTTCTGCCAATCCATGTGCGCCTGTACATGTAATTGTAATTATATTTTGATCTGATGTGCTTGTAAAATTAGCACCTGTAAGTGTAGCTCTTATAGGGTGTATGTCATAATACGTACCCCCTGAGTACACATATAAAATTCTATTAGTTCCTATTGCTGAGTATTTAATACCAGCGTTATCATCCCATTGATGAATAGCTCTAGCTGCACCTGTTAGTTTATCTGCTCCTAGCTGTGTCCAACCACCAATTTTTTCTGGAGTGCCGTATCTAAACCTAACATTGTCGCCATCAAACCATTGTCCCTCGGCCCCGGTCTCTGTGACTTGTTTATTAAACCCAGGTACAAATCCTAATTTTTGTAACATATAACCTCATTATAATACTATTTTACAAATGATGGTAGACCCAACATAGGTCTTCCGTCAAATCTATTTTTATCAGCAAATGGGCCATTCACATGATTATAATGTAGAAATACTTGACCGCAAATGTTCCCGTCAAAAGGCTCTCGCCAATGTTCAAGTTCACAGCCACTATATACTAGCATGTCCCCTACTTCAAGCAAGACTTTTGTGCCTGCAGGAGCATTGGGTTTTACAACATTTTGTCTTTCGTTAATAACATTATTAGCACCTGTACCATCTATAAATATAGGCCAAGGGTCTCCTCCTAAATTAACTGTTGTAGATATCTCACAACTAGGTCTATCTTTATGTCGGTGTAAACAATCTCCTTTTTTATAAGCTCTAGCATAAGAGTATGTTGGTATTAAATCTAATCCAGTATGTTCTTTCATTACTGGTAACATTTTAACCATAAGAGTTTCCATAGCAAAATCAGCATAACATGAATAAGTATTAGGTATTTGTT